TTTTCTTTCCGCTACTCGGTCTGGAATGTCTGGTGGAAAGATTGGGGAGAGATGGCAGAGGAATACCTCCTCGCCAAAGCCAAACTACGGGCAGGCGACATCAAGGACTTCGAAAACTGGACAAAGCAGCGCGAGGCCAGGTTCTGGACTTTCAAGATGAAAGAAGTCCCGGTCATCAACAACCGCCCGGCAAGCGGCTACACGATGGAGGAATACACCCCATCGCCCCTACCCACCGACGGATCCGTGCCGCCCCTTCCCCCGATGCTGGAAAACGAAAAGGCCAGGCACATGGCGGTCGACGTTCAGCGCGACTGCTACAAGGTGGTCATCCGCGCATTCGGCATCGGCAGATCCAGACAGCTTCTCCACAAAACCGTCCACGATTGGGACGGGGTCAGGGAACTCCAACTCCGCTACCGGGTGCCAAACAACTACGTGGCGGTCGACGCAGGAAAATGGAAAGATGACGTCTACAAAGCCTGCATCAAATACGGATGGAGAGCCCTGGTCGGTCGAGACGTTCCCGGATTCACGCACGTGAACAAAAAACGGGGACGCAGGGAAGACAAACCCTACTCCACACCGGGAACCGGCAAAGACCCGCAGAGCAAGAACGACAAAGCCTTCTGCTATCACTGGCAATGGAGCAACGTCCGCGCCAAAGACATCCTGGCACGCCTCCAGGCGGGCCTCGTTGAAGACCAGGCGTGGGAACTACCGGATGACATGGATCAAGAAATGATCGAGGCCATGGAGTCCGAAGTGAAAGACCCAGTCTCGGGTATTTGGAAACAGGTTCGCAAACTCAACCACTACTGGGACGGAGAATGCATGATCCTCATCATCGCCATGATTTCAAACACCCTGGAATTCGACGCAGACATCGCACCAAACAAAGACTCCGAAGAAAGCGATCCGGAAAATTGACGATGGGAAAAGAACATGGCACAGAGACACACAGGCGCACGGCTTCGGGTATTGATCCTCGAATACCGATTGAAATTCCCCGACGCAGAAAAGCGTCTGGCGACCATCCGTGCCGATTTCCTCAAGGCATGCGCTTCTTTCAAAGCTGGCGAGCTCGATGCCCTTTCCCAAACTAGCGCCGGCGACCAAACAGCAAGCTGGGCAGTCGGAGCAACCTCCGAAGAGATCATCGATGCCTTTGCTCAAGCGGTTGAATACTTCGAACGCGGTGGCAGACCATCTGGCTGGGCACGCGCAACAATCTGACACTTCACAAACCCATGGCCATAGACCCTATCATCATTTACGGACCCGATAACCGCCCCGCAAGCACGGGGACGAATCGGCTTATCCACGGCTCTGGCAACACGCCAGCCACAGAGAGCTGGCCAACCATTCACGAGGATTTCAACAAATCCGTAAAGGTTCACGAAAGAAAATTCACAGTCAGCGCATCCAAAAAGCTTTACTGCAACCTGGGATTCATCCGCGAAGCCATCGAAGGCAAAGCCATCGCATCCACAGGGAACCACCTTCAACCGGTCTACCGTGGAACGGATCCAAACGGCAAAATCTGGCAAGACTGGCTTCGCAATGAATGGTGCCCAACTTGCGAAATCACAGGCGAGCTCGACTGGGTCACCGGGAAATATTTGGAAAGCACAAACGTAGACCATTCCGGCGACATCGGCATCCTTCTGACTTATCGTGGGGACGCAAAGCGCCCATGGCCTGCCATCCAATACATCCCATCGCACCGCATCGATTTCAGGATCGGTCTCTCACAAGGGATCGTCCAAGGAACGGAGTGCGAAGGCGCTGCGCCATACAAAGGCCTTCGACACGAAGACGGGGTCATTTTCTCGGAATACGGATACCCACTGGCCTACGCCATCATGGGAGAGAAGCCAGAGCAAGACCGTGTGGTCAGCCGCCGTTCTTTTTTCCTCTTGAAGGAACCCTGCTTCATCGGACAAGCCCGCGGTCTTCCAGCATTCTTCCACGGCATCCTCGAAAGCCGCTCGGTCATGACAGCCCAGGAACGCGAGGCCTTCGCCCAGGTCATCGGTTCGAGCATCGCCCTGATGGAACAAAACGAAACCGGTGCACCAGAGGGAGTGCCACAAAGCGGTGCGGATCCATTCTCGGACAGCCCGACATTCGATAACCCAACTGGAGGCATCTCAACCCAAAGCTACCTCGGTGGATTGGTTCGTTTCTTCAGAGCAAACAGCGGGGCAAACCTCCAAATGTTCCAGCACACCCGCCCCGGCGAAGCGTGGGAGTCCTTCCAAAACCGCCTCATCAAGATGGCAACCACCCCCGTTTTCCCAACCGAGATGGTCTGGGACATGAGCTCACTCAAAGGGCCAGGTGTTCGCGCCGTCCAAGGCCGCGCCCGCCGGTTCGTTTCCGACCGCCAAAGCCTAATCCTCGGCCCAGCCCTTCGCCAAATCCAATTTGCCCTCGGAATCGCCTTCATGACAGGCAGACTCCCTCGCCCGCAAACAAATGACTGGGACAAATGGACGTTCACGCTTCCACCGAAGATCTCAATCGACGATTCACGCGACAGCAAATCCAAACTCGACGAATATTTCGCAGGACGCACCAACCTCACAGCCATGCTCGCCGAAGACGGCCAGGAATTGGAGCCCCACCTTTACGAAAGGGCATGGGAAGTGGTCACGAAAGAGAAAATCCGCCGTGAAGTCAGCGCCAAAGCAGGCATTCCTGGCTGGGAAATCCCCGAAAGCGCCATGGGCGTGGCCGTGGGATCCGCAGCAAACAATTCAAACAAACCCGGCGAAGAAACCACACCGGAAACAACCGAAGAAACCGAAGACGATGAATGACATCCTCCTAATTAACCCGCGATTCGCAGCCCGCCACGCAATGGCGATGGCAGAGGCAAAGCGCGTAGCAGAAACCCACGGCGAAAAAAACCAAAGCCTTGATGACATCGCCGATTGGTACCGCAGCCGCTACCGTTCGAGGCAGCGGGTAACGATTACGGCTTCGGGAATCGCCATCATCCACGTCTACGGCTTCCTCGGATCCAAATTCGACCCGATCTACAACGCGGTGGGCTTGGTAACCGATTACGAAATCCTCAAACACGAATTCGACAGCGTCCTCAACAACCCGCAGGTTCAAGACATCGTCTTCGACATCGAAAGCGGTGGCGGATACGCACAAGGTGCCCCATCCTTGGCATCACACATCCTTGCAAACCGCGGTAAGAAGCCGATCTACACCTACAGCGACAGCATGATTTGCAGCGCGGCTTATTTCATCGGATGCAGCGCCGATACCATCATCGCATCCGTAGACGCATCCTCTGGATCCATCGGCACACGGATGACCACCTGGGACTACTCCAAAATGATGGAGCAAGCCGGCTACACGGCACACGAATGGCAAGCAACCGGAGCAGACCTCAAATCGGCAGGGAGCCCATACCACGCACCGACCGAAGCAGAAAAGGAATTCATCCAATCCAGCATCGATCGCACCAACGAAGGCTTCCAAAACCACGTCCTGGCAGCCCGCCCAGACATCGATCTGGAAGTTTTCAGAGCCGGTCATTACGAAGGCGAGCACGCAATCGACCTCGGCCTAGTCGACATCATCCTTGACCGCTCCGAACTCGAAGAAACCATCATCGCCATGCGATAATTGACAGAAAAACAAATCACCAACCAAACCCCAAATCTGACTACCATGAAACTCACTGACCTCATCAAGACCGTCCTCGGAATGCAAACTCGCCTCGAAGCAATCGAGCAAGCCAAAGCACCCCTCACACCTACTTCCGAAAAGGAAAAAGAAAAGGACGAAGACGCCGAAGCTGAAGGCGACGAAGGAAAAGAAGCCGAAGCAGACGAAGACAAAGACAAGGAAGCATCCGCTGACCTCCTCAAATCCGTCAACGAAGCAACTACCCGCCTCGCTACCCTCGAAGCAAACATCGAGAAAGCCGTTAGCGCAGCCATCACCGCTGCCGAAACCAAACTCAACGCCGAATTCGACACCCGCGTGCAAGCAAAGGCAGCCGAAATCGCAGCCGACAAGGAACTGCAACGCGCAGAGCCTCCAGTCCAAACAGGTCCCCAAACGAACGCAGACAAAACCGCCATCGCCGGCCTCAAAGGACGTGCAAAAGTAGCGGCAGCCATCGCAGCCGAACGCGCCGGGAAATAACAAATTGACGCACCAACCAATCAACCCAACCCAACCCAACCACTACCATGACTACTGGAACTCTACAAGACATCGCAGCCCTTAACGGTCGCGACAAAGTCGTCGGCATCCTCGACGAACTCCTCGGCAGCTTCCCTGAAGTGCTTTCCCTCCCAGGACGCACCATCAAAGGAACTTCCTATAAGTCCACCTTCCGCCGGAACAACCCAAAAGGTGGTTTCCGTAGCGCAAACGCTGGAATCACCCCTGGATCCGCAGACTACCTCGAAAAATGGGTGCAGTGCTTCATCTATGAAAACCCGATCGTCGCCGACAAGCGCGTCGCAGAAGCATCCGAAGACGGTGTGGATGACTACCTGACCGCCCGTTCCATCGAGCACACTGCCGGTGCAATGGAAGGCCTCGGAGAGCAATTCTACTACGGCACAGGCGAAGGCGAAGACAAAGGCTTCATCGGCCTGAAAAACCTCTGCCCAGACGAAAGCCGCATCGATGCAGCCGGATCCACCGCAGCCCAAAAAACAACCGTCTACCTGGTTCGCGTTGGAGACGACGGAGTCAGCTGGGTCTTCGGCCAAAACAGCGGCCTCGACATCCCGGAATTCCGCGAGCAAATGATCACCGACTCGAACGGCAAAGTGCTCCCAGCATTCGTCGCCCCAATGGGTCTCTGGATCGGTCTTCAAGCCCTTCACCCGAAGAGCATCGTGAAGATCTGCAACATCACCGAGGACACAAACAAAGGCTTCACAGACGCCCTCGTCCAAAAGGCGTTGGAACTCATGCCAGCCGGCTTCCGCTCCGATAAGAGCAAGCTCCGCATCCTCGCAAACGGTCGCTCCGTTGGACAGCTCCAAACTTCCCGCACTGCGGTAAGCCAAGTAGCCTACAAAAACGGCGCAGTCGCAGATCGCCCAACCGAATCGCACGGAATCCAAATCATCGAAACCGACTCCATCGTGATCGGCACCGACGAAGCAGAAACCTTCGCATAACCAACCTAGCCCGGGGAGAAATCCCCGGGCACATCCCTTCCTAATACGACCATGAAACGCAACATCACTGACGCCCTACTCACTGCAACCGTAGCCCTACCAGCTGCCGGAGCAGCCGCATCCACTCCTGCAATCGACCTTGTCACCGGTGGTGGCGTGGAAGCTTGCGAAGTAGAAATCAGCCACCCGGCGCTTGCGAACCTCGCAAACACCATCTCGGCAACCCTCACCATCCAACACAGCGACGAGGTCGCTGCAAACTTCGTGGCCATCCCTGGCCTCGCTACCCTGGTCACAACCGGCGGTGCATCCGGAGCAGACGCAGCATCCCGCCAAGTCCGTTTCCCATCCGACTGCAAACGCTACGTTCGCCTCAACGCGGCCGTCGCAGCAAACGGTGGAGATAACACCGACGCAAACGTCACCATCGCATTGAAACTCTAACCCTTCAGCCCGAAAGGGCAATTTGGTGTGTTTTCCCCGTGGAGCAATCCACGGGGTTTTTTGTTTTCACGAATGGCGTATTTGACCAAACGGCAAAAGCGCCAAACAAAACCAAAATGAAAATACCACCAATCCTCCTAGCCGCGCCGGTCTACGGTAACGCCCCCATCGCCTCGATCGACTGCTTCTACGCCACGATCAATGAGCACCGCGTAAGCGCCCTGAAATTCAACACAGGGGACAGCTTGGTAAGCAGAGCCCGAAACAACCTCGTGGCGGATTTCCTCCTTACCAAATTCGAGGCGATCATGTTCGTCGACAGCGACATCATCTTTTCCCCGGATCACGTAACCGCCCTATGGAAGCACATCGAAGCAGGCCACAGCATCGTCGCCGGCCTCTACCCGATCAAACAAATCAGCCCGCTCCGTTGGTGTGTTAACGCGATGCCAGGAGCGGTGCAAAGGCCAGACGGCCTCATCGCAGCTAGGGAAGCAGGAACAGGCTTCCTTATGATCCACCGCCGCGTCTTTGAAGCGATAGCCAAAGACCACCCAGAGCGAGCCTACAAATGCGACATGGACAAGCGAACCAAATACGACTTCTTCCGGGTCGGGGTTTTGGACGGTCGCTACATGAGCGAGGATTGGTTCTTCTGCCACGATGCCCGGGAAGCCGGCTTCGAAGTCATGGCAGACAGCTCGGTCATCACGGAGCACATCGGCACGGTAAACTACCCGATCCAAGAACCCCAATTTGAAACAAAGCCATGACCC